AAGGAGCTATTGATAAGACCCAAAAGGAAACAGGATTTACTCTTGAAAGAAAGGATACCGAAAAACATTCTCCTTAACGCCTGAATTAAGCAATTCATCATAAGTGGCCTTGTCTTTCAATAATGGGTCTAGTTGTTTATTTAAACCTATTATTTCGGCTTTCAAATTAGAGTCTCCTTCAAAGTTTTTAACCTTCTCATCATATTCACCTTTAGACTTTTCAAGCTCCGTCTTTTGAGATTCAAGATATGAGTTTGCAAATCTGGCTAAATAATCAGAATGTTTTTCGGTATCCTTTCTTTCAAGAGTAAATCCTGTTTCCTTTTGGGTCTTATCAATAGCTCCTTGTATGATACCTTCAGCACTTTCATTTGCCTTACCATCCCATCCTTTTTTTAATACTGCTATTCCTGCCTCATCGGTACTGGATTCAATCACTCCATTAATAGCTGTTACCTGATCTTCTGAAAGCCCTTGAGCTTCGATTAATTCTTTATTAAGTTCCATAATATTAAGTCTTTTTAATTATTATTATTTTGTTTTTAATTTAGGTTGTTCTGCTAATTCATCTGCTTTCATAGTCCTTTATGATTACAATTAATAATTACTTTGCTGCTTCAAAAGCCGCCATTTTTTCTTTCACTACATCTGCTGGCCATCCTGGAAATGCATTCTTCCCTTCAGGGTGACGCTCTTTATACTCGGCACGTAAGGCTTTCATATCAGTCTCTTCTTTTGAAGGATCAACAACAGGTGCCTCTTCGGCTGAAGGATCAACCGGATCAACTTTAGATGTTTTATTTTTAGAACCTTCCATTAATTCACTCACTTGTGCTTGTAATTTTGCAATCTCTTTTTGTTCTGGAGTTTTCGCAATTTTGCTTTTAGCTATAAGTAACCCTTGAATTTCTGCTTGAATTTCTGCTAACTTTTCATCTTCTACATCTTTATATTTTGTTGTATAGTCTTTGTTAAGACCTAGATCGTATACAGCAGATTCTGCTTTAACAACTCCATACCCATTTCTAAGCATTTTACTGGTATAGTTTTTCCACTCTTGCGAACCATGCTTTAATGTAATAATTTGATTCTCGTTATTTACTTTGCCCTTTTCGTCTTTTAGGATGTTAACCCCTTTGTACACTCTTAGTTGTACTATTATTGCGTTTTTCATTCTTTTGAATTATGTTTTACCCTATTAATTGTCTCCATTGATCTTTTCAATATCGACTGCTCCTTTTTCAGCTATCTCTTTCGCGTCTGTCTCACTTAACCCATATAGGGTCGTGAGGATTTTAACTACTTGAGAAGCCTCTTTAATTTGTCCCTGTCCTAACGCTGTTAACATAGAAACAATACCTGTTACGCCACCCACAGAACCCCTTAGTGCTGCTTGTGCGTTTTTGCTTGCGCTGTCATCTATTACTTTCGGCACTAAATTAGCCTTAGTAATTATGCCAGAAATCAAGCCATTTATTAGTACTATCTTCTCGCTATTTGAACCCTCTAAGGCGTTCCAAAATAGCACTATGTCCCCAAATTCTGCCTCAAATAAACCTATCCAGTAACTAAAACGAGTCTGATAATCAAATATCTCTGGACTAACCGATTTATTCTCTACCGCTTTGTCAAAGTCCGCATCTGAACAATAAGGTAGTAGATGATATAGTATCATACTACGCTCCATTTTCATGGGATTAAACCTGTTCTTATTCCTTGACAGCTTTATTATAATATCCCTGCGTTCTACTGGATTAGGAGCTTTATCATATAGTTCAAACAAATCTTTTTCTGACTCCAAAAAGAAGTCTGATCCGTAAAAACAATCTACCTCTACATTATCCCTTCCATTTGCCAAAGCTAAGAATTTAAAATCAGACAGATTTCTGATACGGCTCATCTCCATCGACAAAGCCCGTAATTTGTCTTGCTTAGACACGAAACTACTGGTTACTTGTAACTCGTTTTTAGCATCTTCCCGTGCCTCTGAAAAATCCCCTAATACAGATACTATCAAGCCTTGCTCGATCTCTTTAATACGTGTGTTTACGTAGTTAAGTGGGTCGGTTGGCATGTGAAAGAAGTTAAAATAGTTCTCTATCAAGTTCATGTCAATAGAACCGTCATCCTTTTTAACAGGTTTAATCTTTATTACCGTACCAGCTTGTGCAAGATTATCCGAGTTATCTATTTCCTCACCAAACCTCGCTTTTTGTCCGCCTACTATATTAGACTGCATTGGTTCGTCACTTTCCTGCCCTTTAATGTCGTTGCCGTCTTTATTATTTCGGGCTTGTATCATCGTAGTAATAGGTATCACCCCGTTGGGTTCGGTCATTCGCTGGAGCGTTTTGAGGAATACGTACTCTTCCAACTTCTCCCGGACAAAAGAAAACATAGATTTACGCACAACGTCATTATCTCCAAATGCTTCATTAGCGATATAATCTGCAGGAGTTTCACCTAGATCGTGAGGTACTATAATTTGTCTTTGAAAGTTATCCCACATAAATATGTATTGGAACTGATCTATGTAAAGTATTCCATCTTCCTCTTTTTCTTCAATAAAAAGTGTAGCGTTGTATGCTATGCGATGTATAACACCCTCTTGAGAATCTATTGCTACAACTTTATCTATATCTAGTAATTCCCTAAAAGGTGTATTAATATCGGATAACGTAGTTACTATTATGCTGTTATGCTTAAACAGTAACGCATTGAATAGCACTTCATCGAACTTTTTAGAATTTAGTTCGGGTATTGAGTGAAATATCTCACCCCTGATATGGTATTTAAAGAACGCATCTTCTGAAAAGAACACTCTGGACAAAGGTATCTTCATCCTATCATTGATTAGTTCGCTAGATGCTATTGGCTTACGTAAAAATTTGAAGAAAGCTAAGAAGTTATCGGTCCTAAATACTGACTTAACGTAATTTAAAAAAGCGTCATTTGAAGTATATTTTCTATTCGCCCATGCGTTTAAATATTGTGATGTTATATTCTCTTGTACGCTGGATTCGGTGAAGTAGGATAATTGTTCTTGTTGCCTAGTAGCTATATCCAAACCGCTAGAACCTACTCGACTTTTAACAAATTCCTTATGGGGCATTCAAATAAAGATTGCTGTTAGTCGTAGTCCTTTACGATCATGTCAAAATTACAAATTATTTTTAAATGGGAGTTTGGGGCAACAAAAAAGCCCTTGAAATGAATCAAAGGCTTTTAATATTAAGTTTAAATATGTTAGCAGTTAACCAAACTATTGCTCCCTATTTTATATATGGTTTTGTGAAGATAACTGGTATGTGTACCAAGATTTCTAAACATAATAGGTTTATAGGTGTAGTTGCGTGTATGATTGTATTCGGCTTTCCCAATATCGGGCAAATGTCCAGAACTTGAATCATGATTTGGTTCGCTATATACAATGCTCGAAATACTGAGCGATTCGGGTTTGTAGTCCGAACTGTATAAATAACTGTATGAATAAATTATTTCCGCTGAAGATTCGCAAGCATTAGAAACGTCACCGGCTCCAACATCTACAACAACTTCATACGAAACCGGATTGTCTTTGACGCTCATATAGTCGGATGCCATGCAAGTAATCGTTGCAAAGACAAAAGCCAAGAGCATTAAAATGGTTTTCATAATTGATTTGTATTTAATTATTAATAATTGGTGCTAAGATAGTAATTAATTATGTTCTGCCTCTACCGTTCCGGCTTGGTGTGACATAAAGGCGTAACGTGAACTATCCCAAAAGTGATTAAACGCATCAATTGGTTGAGGTATCTGTATGCCGTTGACCTCTTTATATTTGTAATTCTCTTGCTCTTTTTTGGCGAAATGAGATAGATCGTTTTTGACGATATGGATTTTCCTACTCTTCATCTTACCAATCCAGTACGTAAGTCTTTTGGTCTTGGAAACCTTGTCTATTTCCCAACCCATTTCCCATAAATCGGACACCATACGAACTGCTACTTTCTTTTCAGCTTGGTATTTATCCGAACTATCTGCCGTTATTGGTGTGCTGTATTTTACCCCTAGGGACTTTAAAAGCGCATCTAAGTCTTCAGGATTATCAATAGGATGGTAGCAGAATAGTTCCAAATAGATGTCGTTTCCTTCTTCAGCATATTTTACTAATGCAGTAGGATCGTTAACAAACCCAAAATCCATCCCCCAAGTAAACGCTATATCTGGAAACTCATCGATGTAACTCACCTGCTTATAGATAAGCCCTTTCATTGCACCCCTCAAGCCTAATCCATAAACCCTCCACATAAATTCATCAGCCGTTCCGTTCTCTATGTTTTCCGGATGAGGTGGTGGATAATGTTTTTCAGTTACTACCTGACCTAAATAAATTATGTTCTGGTCCTGAATTTCGTAGCTACCAGGTAACCAAGGTTCGTAGCTTAGTATTTTGGCTTTCTCTTGGACAGATATGTACCTGTTGTCCTTAAAAGTGGACCTTAAATGCCCCACATCCGGCCGGTTCAATACTTTGTCATATATCCAATGTTGAGTAACAGACGGGTTATAGTCCATCCACCAGAACTTGCGGCACCTCATTTCAAACTGATCGAATATCTGTTGCCTGATTTCTAATGGTTCGTTCACCCACAGATAATCACAAGACGCACCATGTACTTTACTTATTTTATCGGCTCCAATTAAGTTGATTTTATTCCCGAATATCCTGAATGATTTAACTTCTTGCTTGTATGCAAATGGGTTCGGGAGTAGGAAAGCATCCAAACGCTTATTGAAGTCATCGTACAATGTTGTTTTAAACTCTGCGAAGGTTTCCTTCAGTATGTTAATCGTGCAGTTTGTTTCTACTGTTGTACAGAGGTAAATTATGAAGTCTACTCCGGCTATGGTTTTCGTGGATCTTGAACTCCCTTCTAAAGCGACACCCCTTTTACCCTTGATTAATTCGTCACCATCATACTGCTGTTCTCTGGAACACTTTCTGAGATAGTGGAGGTTTTTACTGATGTGCTTCATTGAGGTTAAAGGTAGCTAACATTCTGTGAATACTCCATTCTTGAGCCATCCGTGCCAACCACAACCTCCGAGATTTGTGTCGTGAACTATTGATGGATGATAGCTCTTGGTATCTTTGTTGTAAATATGATTCTTAGCACTACCTGAAACCTCACCACAACGAATGCAGCATATAATCAATTGCAATATTTTTTCGCCTGTTTTTGAATGGTTACCAAGAACAACACACGCATCACCTCTCTTTTTAATTTTCTCCTGGTCTTTAACGAGATTTAGCTTAGTCATTGATTTTCCTATGTCCCAAAGGTAGCTAAAAACAAAAAACCCCTCAATTAAGAAGGGTTCAATGTATACGACTAAAATTGGTATAGATTTTATTGATCTCTATCGTGATATTTATTGTGAACCATTGCCTCTTTCCAATTTATAATATCGGCATGACTTACATCTGGTACATCTGGTCCCGTCGGACCTTCTTCTCCAGCTTCTTCTAATTTAAATATCCTCGATCTTTCTACTGATAAGATGTAGTTGCCGAATGCAACCAAGTCTTTGCGATTATAATAAGTAACCATTTTCGTTAGTTTTCATGGTTATGTAGCAATATTGCTGGTGCTAAAATACAATTAATCTGTGAAGTTAGGCTCTATTGTTTATGGGTTACTGTTCCGCTTATATTTATGTCGTTTCCTTCTTTGTCTTTTCCTATTAAGCCAAAAGATGTTACATCTTGAGCAGTTGTCATGTCGCCTTTCACTACAATATTAGTGCTATTTCTTTGGTTAAATACCTCGTACAATTCTTCTGATGTTCTGATTACTTCATCTTGTCCTACAAACCCTATTTGTCCTGCTTGCTCGTAGTTTACTAATAACCATTCTGCAAATTCTATTGCTTCATTCATACCTATTTATTTAACCTGATTATTCGATTGTAATTCTGGATTATTTTCATGAAACTCAATACGGATGGAATGTCAACTTTCGGCACTTTATTGAATATATTATATCCTATTGTGTCCCTGATTAAAGTATCACGCTCAATCTCCTCGAAGCTCCTATAATCATACATTTGAATTATCATCTCTATTTATTAGTGTTGGTTAATTCTTTTCCTGTTAGGGGTGTAGTAGATATAAACATTACGTCACCATTATTTTCGAGTGTTTCTTTCCACCAATTAAATACTGATTTGTCTGGCCTGTTGCAATGACAATAAGGTGGTCTACATAAGCAAATATTTCCTTTTTCCATTAGTCTTTAGTTATTTGATGGGTTAATTGTCGTGATTCAAATAAGGGCAAAATCCTTCGGCTGGTTCGCAATATGCTAACTTTCCATTCCTGCACCTAGATAAACCACCTATGTAGCATCCTAGTTTGTTATCCACATCTTCGCAGTCTTTATCAAAGTCAGGGCATGGGTTTTCTAAATGAAGCTCTAAATAATGTTTTCCTTTTTTCTTTACAATTTTCATACTTTCTCTTTTTTCACGTACCTAATCAAGTTATCTATATAAGCGTCTGGACTAGGGCTGTACCTGTTTTCTGGATTGAATTTGTCGCAGTAGCTTCTCCAGTCTAAAACTCTACTGTCAAGATAATTATTTAACTGCTTAATATCATTGTTTTTGTCGATGAAATTCAACGTTTGCTGGATTAGCTTATCCAATATCTTATTGTACTTCCTGTTGACCGTTTTGAGTGCTAGGCCGTGCTGTATTTTTACCCATTATTTACTCATATTATCCAATTGTTTTTCGGTCAATGGCCTGTCACGCATCGTATAAATAACTTGCTTACCCCAAAATGTTTCTTTTATTGTTATCGAAAAGAATTTAATCCTATTTCTCATTTCAAGTATTTCAGCTTTCTTACGATCTTCTAAGATTTTAGGGATAATTCCACCTATTATTTCACCTACTTGAGTTAACCCATTTGTAAGCAGTACTATCGCTTGTTGAATATTGTACATTATCCTCACTTCTTGCCCTTTTTAAGTTTCTGTTCTGATACCATTTTATTGATGTCCAACTTGGATTTCGTGCCTGGTATTCCGGTAATGGTTGCCTTTACTATAGTGTCTTTAGGCGTAATATCTTCCGTTACTGTCAATCCATCAAATTTAAGTCCTGAATTTTCCATAGAATCAAGCTCTAACATAGCACCACCTATAACACCTTTTAGCATCTTCTTTTTTTCTTCGTCTGGAATCTCGGTTATTGTGTAAGGAACAGCACCTTTTCGCTCTAAATCAATTCCATGATTCATGTCACAGGCCAATATTCTCAAAGGCTCAACCCATTTCTTAGGGAGATTTCGACCATTTACAACCTTAGTTAATGTCGATGGAGGACATTCGATAGCCTTTTCAATTCCCCTGATCGATAATAGTTCCTTATTCTTTCTTAACCAGTTCTGCATTAATCCCAGCTTTCACCAGCGGCTAATCCTCGTGCTTCAAAATCAACTGCCTTATCAATGCACTTTAGCATCATTGGTGTTTTCCCTTGCTCTTCTAATCGGATACCTCTTTCCATCCACTTCTCTGCTTGTTTTAATAATTCTCCTACCATAATATTAGTGTTAAGTTTAATTTATATACGCTCGTTAGTTATCAATACTTTACGCTCAAATATCGACCTGATTTTGATACGATTGTCCGAAGATAAGGACAAATTAAGGAAACTGCAAAATATTTATGTCTCTATTTTAAGACACTTTCAAGAATTATGGAGTTTTGTCGTGCTCGTCCCATTGTTCAGGAGTTGGAAATAATCTTGCAGCGGCTTGTCTTGCTAAATCAGTTAGGTTTTTTTGTGTGTTGTCCTGCTCATAGAATCCTATATGGCGGTTAAGCTTCTCAATAGTCCATTCTTTGCCATGTAGCTTTAGTTCGATGCCTTGTTTTCCCTGTTTGATCGATTCAATGCAGCTCAATTGATCTTGAGTTAGCTCACTAAAGTCTTTGAATCGTACCTCTTGAATATCAACCAGAACTTCATTGCCCTTTTTATCCTTTCCACGAGGGACTTTTACTGTAATCAATTCAACGTATTCAGAGATATTAGCCTTTCTCAGAATTTCCAATTGCTTGACTATATCATCAGCGTTGACTTCTGTTCTTTCAACTCTTTTTGCCTTTAGATATGCAATTCTGTCCTGAACCTTAACATTGCTTAACATTCTGGATGCCTGTACTTCGGCTGTTTTTGCGCTGTAACCCGTTCTGATTGCTGCTTGTTTACCATTGAGATCGACAATAAACTCATGGCTAAACATTTCGTATTTGGCACTCTCTAATTCTTTGCTTCCCTGTTCTTCTTCCATGTTCCAAAGGTAGGAAACGTATTGAAATGAAGAATTATCCTCTCCCCAAACGCGTTAGCGGTTGTTTTAAAAGCCTGAAAAACGCTCGATGAAGATAACGGCCACGAAGTATGAGTGGGGATAGTTATCGAGTCGATTAAATGAAAATTGTTGTTGGTCATTCAATTAGCACAATTTTCTTAGTAGAGTATCTACCATTTACTTTTGTTCTAACCACGTAAGTTTGAAATCTGTTCAAGTGCTTAACTTTCCTTCCAAATAGGTCGAATATAGTTACTTCAGTTACGTTGTGTGCTTGATTCTCATTGATGCCAACTGTATAAATGTCTACTTCTTGCGTATCAGTACAACTAAAATCATCTGATACAGTTACGGTGTATGTTCCTGCACAAAGACCCGTAATATCTTCTGATGTAGAAGTGAATGCCGTTGGGCCAGACCAGATTATTGATGGCCCTGAGTTATTCAGGGTAATCGACCACTCATCAAGCCATCCATCATTCATTGTACTATTCAAAATTTGAAGTTGCCAATATCCATTAGGATTACATCCAACAAAAGGACCGGCAGGATCATCCAATGCGCCCCCTTCAGGTATCCAATTCCCAGTATAAGGGGATGACCCTTTAGTGATATTTACAAGGGCATCTGGTGTGAAACACACCTGATTGAACGTATTTCCACCAGGGAATGATTGTGCCTTTAACACAAGGCTGTTCCCGCATGGATCAAATAGCGTAACTGCTATATCTTCAACTTGGCCGTTTGGTACAGTATCTATTGTGAGGCAAACCTCGGCTATTGTTGTGCTGTCAATCAAAGCTTGAGTGATGCCATTTATTGACATGCCAAAGCTCTGGATGGTCTTGTTTACAAGAAGTCTTCCTAATAAGTCCTCAAATTTAATCGGTATGTAGGTAGAATCATAAGTACCGCCTGAAACGGTTATTTCAATTGATCCATCACAACTTCCCAAAGAGGTTTCATTAGTGATATTGTCTACAGTAACGCCAATTGAGCATGGCTGACTAAAAATATTTGACCCAATTAAAAATAAGGGCATGAGAATATGTATTGTTTTCATAATAGTGGTTGGTTAACTTCCTAGCCAAGGAAACGTATAAAAGGGAATACACAGGGCTTAATGTTTAATAGTTCAAGGTCTAGCACAACCTGCAACAAATAAACTGCCTGTGTATTCTGACTAAATTGTTTGTTGCGTTTTGAAGTGCTAGTTCTGAACTAACAAACAATGTGTACCTGATTCAACTTCGTGAACCAGACTAAAGATATAAACTATTTGACCATAAAAACAAACACCAACTTCCTAACGTATTTGTATTAGAACAACTTAGTTGGGATTGTGGGTGAAAGGAGGTAGGTTTGGTAGTTAATTAATACGGTAACATTATGGCAAATATTATATATGAGCACAATGGGGACGATGTAGTTATGTATGAATCTACCAAGGCATCTATTGAAAAGAGCCTATTGACAATTAAAGATGAATTAGATGCGACTGTTTCTAAAATAAAGATTACCATCAATAGTAATCATGGCTCTATAACAACGATGTATACACCTGCTAAGTTTGGAGAAGACTTAAATCCATTAATTCAAAAGACCATCGGAAACAGAGAAGCGTAGTTTCATATTTAATGCTTCTGCTCTTTTGGTTTCAAGCTCAATCTCTAGCTGTTTTATTTCCTTAGATAGGGCTTGTAGTTTTACAAAATCTTTTGGGGACATCTGGAAATGTAAAGTCTTAGTTTCTTGCTCTGCTGCCATATCGAGTAGTGTTAGTGCGGCTACTTAACATAATCTTCTGTTATAAGAGGTTCTATTACACCGTTTTGGGTTGTCATATAACGACTCATTATGTTAAGATAACTTTGCTCGTGGGTTGCTGGTTTCATTTAAAGTTTTTCAGGCTCGGTACAAAAGGACAAATACAGGGATTTTTTCATAATGTAATTAGAAACAATTTGGATTTAGTTCTTTTGTACGACCAAGATAATTCAAATTTCAATACGTTTAACGTTGAGGTTGAAATTTTACCTCGGAGGTTTATGTACTGTTGGGAGGTTATGGACTACGTGGAGGTTATCGTGAAAACGATTCACTGTTGCAGTCAAATGTAATGATTATCGAGAAGATGGTTTATTTCGGCTTGAATTTCCTTATTGCAGATCGGCTTATTTTGTCCACAAATTTGGACAATTCAGGGAATGCGCTTCCATGATTCTTTAGGTTATCCTTCACTTTGGCTACAAAATGATTGGCTAAATCTCTGTGTTTTTCTTCAGTCATTATCGAGTATTACGTCCTTGTTCTTCTTTAACATCTTATTGCTTAATTCCAGTATCTTAATCGTGCGGTCTTGGGCTTTGGATTTGTCCTCCAAATAATCAATATACTGATTTAATGCCTGATGATATTCGTATTTACCATCAAATCTATCTCTGAAATCTTCTAATTCAGGTCTTTCCATTTCAATTGTTCTTTATTCTTAAATATTCGTCAGTCTTAGCAGCAACGAAATGCTCGTCCTCAACGATTAAATGATTGAAATCAGGCCTCAGGAGGTTCGATTGGTCAATTCTCTTTGCCTGCTCTTCCCTCATTTTCTTGTAGTCCCGGATTAGTACTTCCTTCGGGCTTAGTATTCGATATTTCGGTTTCTTAGGCATTAAAATAGTTCGAGTATTGATTCTTTTTCTTCCACAACAGCTTTATGATTCTTTACATTCATATTAAAATAGCTCTCTTTTAGCTCAATACTAACTGATTTTCGATTCATTTTTATAGCCTGAAATCCTTCGCTTCCAATACCGCCAAATGGAGATAAAATCGTTTCTCCTTCATTAGAATATAGATGAATTATTCTCTCAATGGTATCGAGTTGTAAGGGGCAAATATGCTTTTCATCGTTCCCATCCCTTGCAGATCTGTATTGTAGAGTTCTTGAATAATCAATATCCATCCATACCGGACTAGCATATTTTTGCCACAGGTCAACAGGTAGATAGTTAGGTGCTTTTTCGTCCGTATCTTGATGTTCAATAGGAGTTTCGTTGCCGTCCCCGTTTCTGAAAAATAACACATAATCCGGTATTCCTACCCTGCTCATACAAGCATCTTTTTTGATTGTTTTGTGCAATAATCCAAGTGCTTTTGTCCTTTGCATTTCCGTTACGGGATTCTTCCAAATCGTTGTTTTAGCATGATAAATAAATCCCTCTTTTGTAAACCAATCGATCAACATTCCACTAAAATCCCTTAACCCGATAAACCCTTCTTTGCCTTTTTGAATTGGTAAATCCATACAATGAATAGCGCAAATTCTACCCTGTTTTAACGTCCTTTTTAACTCTGGAATTAGGTATTTAAAATGATTCTCAAATTCTTGATAGTTTTTTACATTGCCCATGTCCTCTGGTTTGTCAGAATAAACATACAATTCGGCAAATGGTGGAGAGAACACCACTAAATCAATGCTGTTTTCTTCCAGTTTTTTAGTTTCCTGTACACAATCACCATTTACTACTTTATAAAAGTCGCTTACTTCTTCTTTGTTCTTAACCATAAAATTTGATTTGTTGAGTTTGTAATTCGTTTTAGAACTGTAAAGAGCCATATTCTTAATCATTGCCTTGTGTTTCTTTTCCTTGTCTAAAATTGTCCTCCTAACATTGATTTGACTATCAGGAACGAGCAGATGAACCGTTACTTTATTCTTTTGTCCGAATCTATAACAACGTCTTACGGCTTGATAAAATGCCTCAAATTTGAAATCATAAGAGGTAAATATCATGTTATGGCATTGCTGATAATTCATGCCAAAACTGGCTATGCTTGTTTTTGTGATCAGATTTGTAAAATCCTTTTCAGCGAATCCGTTTAAGTTTTTAGCTTTTTTTTCAGGCAAATCAGATCCTTGAACATTAACACTATCATTAATTACCTTGCTCAACTCGGTTGCTTCATCGTTCTTTAACGTCCATATAATCCATTGTTCACTAGAATTATTAACTAATTCAACCGTCTTTGAAATCCTGGAATTAAACGATCTCTTTAAGTCCCTATGTAATTCAGTAGCAGAAACCGCCACATCTCCAAATAGATTTTGTGTATTATTTTCCATCTTAATGGAATGCTCAATAAATTCTATATCCGGTAAATCGTACCCCCCGTTATCAAATCCCAATGTTTTAGGATTATCAATAGAGATCGACCATGTGCATACATACTTCCAAAAATCATCCGCAGCGTGTTTCCTTAGTCTCCATTTGGACGTTTCCCCACCATCATGGACAAAATACATAGCAAGCATCTCTAAATAGCTCATAGCTCCCAAAAACTCGCTGTGTTGTCCTAGTTCCATGTGATCGTTTGGTGAAGGAGTGGCCGTACAAGCCAATTTATAAGGTGTATTTCTGAATGATTCTATTATTAGGCTTGATAATTTACCGTCCCTGCCTTTTAAAATGGAACTTTCATCGAGTACAACACCGGAATACTGGCTACAATCAATATTTTTCAATTGGTCATAGTTGGTTATGTCATAAGAAATTGGATTTATTCCAAACTTTAAACACTCATTTTCGGTCTGATTAACAACGGCCAACGGTGCTAGTATTAAAACCTTTTCGGCTGTATGATTATAGACCGCTTCTGCCCAGCTTAATTGCTGTATGGTTTTGCCTAATCCGCAATCTTCAAATAATGCAAATCTGCCTTTTTTGAGTGCTATTTTTACTACGTGTTTCTGAAAGTCAAATAGATTATGGTTAAGTTTTGATTCATCAATATCGAATCCACTTGATATAAACGATTTTTCCTTTGTTTGTAAAAACTTTGAATATTTCATTTCTTTAAATCCGGCATTGGTGCATGAATAATTCTTTTCTTCATTTCTTCGAGCTGGCTTTCGGGCATAAACGTTACTTCTTTAGCGCATAATTTCCGTTGCTTTTTGAGTAACCTGATTACCTCAGATTCTAAGTATTCCATCGTTTCACCAGTTTAATTATTTCAATTGAGAAGTAAGTTCCACCTATCGACAGAAGAAAATAGCCATCGAATCGACCAAAGTATAATCCATATACCAGAAAGTTTATCCAAAAGTTCTGATCGTAAACGTTTAATCCCATTGGGTTGTAAATACTGAAGTGTTTTCGGGTCGATCTGCTTTTCAACCAACGGTAATACGGGTCAAAAATCATGTTCGGCTTATACAATTCCTGAAGATACATGCTGGAAGCTCCGATCATCATGCAGTAGATTATAAATTCAATTCCTTTCAATTCCTTTAGTATTGTGAATGGAGGGAATTTCACCCTCCTTTTCACGTCGATTTATGCTGGCAATGCTTCCTTTGCCACTTTTTTTGCTGCCTTTTCCGCTTTCTTGTCTTCGGCTGGTTGGTTGAATAGGTCACTTTGACTGCTTTTCGAGTCAGTTACCCATAAGAAAACCTCATTGATTAAGTCCTCCACCGTTTCTTTCAGGCCAATTGCACCCTCATAAACATCGACTTTCTCAAGCTGAATATTTGGAGTCACGATGTTATAATTCAGACCGCCTAACACCTTCATTTTAGCCGACAGAATAACAGCATACATTTGGCCCTTATCATTGGAGCTTAATGTAACGCTATTCATTACCACGGCATCAATAGCAGCATCGTAAACCTTTTGCTGGTCTTTATTCAGATTATTGGTATCTACTCCATAAACACCACTTACTTGAGCCACTTTGCAAGCATGGTGCCTCAATTCATCCTCAAAGTTCTGCAGATCCACATGTTTAGGTAGCTGATTATCTCGTTTATCACTACTCCAAATGAATCCTTTTCCCTTTGAGAGTTTTACAAGATATTCAACGTGCAACCCTCCATCGGATCGTAACATGATTTTCTTGATACGCATATCATTCTTATTCATTGTATTGAATTTAATTAACGTGGCTGAGTCTTTCACCGATCACCACTAAATAGACTCGGTTCGGGTTCTTTTTTCGTCTTGAATTTCATTATCAGGTAATAGTAAATCGGCTGATTTGTCCAATCTTTCACTTTCGGGTACATCTTTCGGAGAATATCCTTGCATTCAACAGCCGAATACCCAGTATCAATGTACGCAATCCAGTCATTTATTCCGTTAAGGGTTATTATTTTCTTTCCAATCACCTTAAACCTTCCCGGCTTTCGATTATCCCTGAAATAGACCTCAATTTCTTCATCAACATTGAACCGGCCGCTTAATCTAATGGTGGTAAATGAATTATTATCCAGCTTATTGTTCCAGTTTGATGAGAATTCTAGTCTATTCATTGTTAAATTAATTTCAGTCCATCACTTATTGCATCGATCAAGGCTCTTTTATGGGACGTTTTTGCCATTAATTTTTGATTCTTGCTTCGATAATTGGTCAAGTCCCGATAATATGGTGTAAACTTCATTTCCTTCAGAGGTTGAACCCAACAGAAAATACAAAATTCATCAAATAACCATTGTTTCAATAACTCAATTTCTAAATATTGAATCTTTTCTCCCAATCCCGGTTCATAAACCGATATGAAATAACCCTTTTCTTGAGCATCTTGCAACAATTTATCCATAATGATTAAATCAGTTTATAAATATCCCTGGTTAATTGGATGTCATACATCGAATCATGCAATTTCGACTCATCAATATCAATTCCAAGGGATTTAGCAACAGTCATTAGTTTGAAATTGACCATTTCTGCTCTTTTGTCCTTCAGTTTATCGCTTGCCAAAACCATTACATCAATGCTGTTCGACCAAAACCAGCTTCCAAAGTAATCGTCACCATTCTGCTTAAAGAAAGCCCGAACAAATGCGTTGTCAAAGTGAGCATTATAAGCAACAAAGAAGAATTTATCTGTTTTCTTGAATTTATCCACGTACTTTGATAATATGTCAGAAAGCTCCTTATAAACCTTTTCCATTGGAGGATATTCCAATATTTGAGACTCAGTCACGTTTCCAACTGTCAGCGCCTGAGCTTCAATTGTACATTTTGGATTCGGCCTGACTCGAAAGTCGAATTCCTCTTTGACTTCTCCATCAATTTCTACTATTCCAGATATTTGATGGATTCCATTTCTCCAATGCATCACACCTGTTGTCTCTACATCTATAAAAAGTAATTTCATATTGATAATTTTATTGTTATTATGCTTTAATTAATGTTCTAAATCCACAGTCAGGACACACTTTAAAGTCAATCCAATGACCCGATTTTATGACCTGAAACTTTGATGGTTTAAACTCAAAAAATTGCTTTTCGATTTCAACATGACCATCTTCAAAAACTACTTTATGCGCCCCTGCGGAACAATGAGCGCATTCATAGTACATTTTAGTCAGTTCATCCATAGCTTGCTTATATGCCTGTATTAATACCTTAATTGCCCAACTCATTCTTTTGGAGTTTTCTGATTTTGTCCTTGTAAATTACCTTTAATTCGATTAATTCGGGTATCGATAATCTAAAAGGTTTAAGTCTATCTTCATCCAATTTTTCAACTCTTTCCAATCCTATCTTTTTAATTAACCTGGGTCTATATTCAGACAGATTTCCATGTCGATTCTTGTTGCAGTTGAACCAACATTGACTATTAACATTGTCCTCATTTAGCCTCAAATAAGCATAGGTTGAAGGATAGAAGTGTCCGGCTGTTAATTTATAGGTGCTAGGTTCTGCATCACAGCTAATACAAGGCTCATTTTTGTCTCTGATACGGATAAATTCATTGAATATCTTTTGTGCATCTTGAACGTAGTCAGAATGGTTCTTATGCTTCGATTTCCAGACCTTTTTTGTTTCCTTCCATTGTTCATCTTCCTTCTTATCTCGCTGTTGTTTCTGATAGGCATATCCACAAGTGGGAGAGCAAACCATTTGCAAAGGACGCTGTTGAGCGAATTTCTTCTTACACTCTATATTGGCACACGTTTTATTTGGATTGAGTTTTGACTTCACTTTTCAGTTTTCATATAGGTTAACATCTCGTTAAAAGCCTTTAAAGAACCTACCCTTCTATTATCCCTAGTGCTGTTTTTCGGCAACTTCTGAGCCTCCAATTCCTTGATTTTCTTCTCAGCGAATGTTATTAGTTTGTCGAACATAATTACTTTTTTCCCAATTTCTTTATTTCATCCACAGACAATGAAATGTGTTTTGGATCTGAGTTATCCTGCCTATCGAATTTCTGTTGATTTGATTTCTGGTCAAAATGTCTATTCTCCAGGAACTCCGTTTTTATTTCACCATCATATTTATTGATGAATTCAAATATTGTTGGCCGGTCCAAACGATAAGTAATTCCCATTTCACCATCAGAAATCATTCTGAATACCAATAGAATTTCTTCCAACTTCATAAACTTATACTTTTCAAGAATTGAATAACTACATTCCAACATCTGATCTTCGTTCATTTTGTTCTTAACATTGGTAACATTATTCATTCCCTGCAAACTGATATAAATTATTCTAGCTGCATCCTTTCCGTGTTCCCTTTTGAGCTTAGTCAACTGGGTACCCTTCATTGCAGTTCCTACAGTTAATTGTGAAACAGTCTCAATTACTGCTACCTTGTCTGAGCTTTTGATCTGCTCGATCAAAGTCGCTGAGCGTATCGCTAAGGCTTTTGTGTCCATTGTTACTTGATTTTAATTGTTCATTGAATACTACGATATACATTATATCATCTTTGTTTTTCTTGCGCAATTTGGTTAATGAGAGGAAATTTTTCGACCAGAAATCATTTTTTCTTGTGGCCTCAGTTATTTTTTCTATTAAATCACATGGTATATGATCTATCCTATTGAGTTTATCAATTATATCCATCCAATCATTTTCTTTTTTTGGATGAAGATGTTCTGGAAAATACTTTAAACAATTCTTAAGACAATTGTGTACCTCATCAGAGTACACTTTTTTAATATCGTTAACAGTATCATTATCATTTACACTAACATTAACATTAGCATTAGCATTAGCATTATCATTTACAGTTGAATCCGTTGAACGACTTCCAACGCCCGTTGAATCTGTTGAACGTTCGTTATCTTGTTCCTTTTTCAATTTTCTAGCTTCCGCACTTGCTTTTCCTGCATCTGACCATTGTTTTTTCTTTCCCTCATACTTAACTAAATCTCGCTTCAATTGAAGTTCAAGGGGCGTGAATGACAATTTAACGACAATATCGCTAGGTTTTGGATTTTCATCATTTACGTAAGAGAAAAGATGCTTTATTAACCTTCCTGCCTCCTCATCTGTAAGCTGGTCAAAATATTTGCGTTGATCCGTGTACATAAGAAATCCTTT